ATCGCCTCATCCACAATGTCAGCCGGTATAAACTGATCATCCCCCTCTGACGGAAACATCCCATACACCTCCACATGCGCCTGTGAACTGTCAGAACCATACTCCTGAATAATCCTCTCATACACCGCTTTGTCCGTACCCTCCACCGTCCGCGCATCCACCACCTTCGTCTTCCAAAAATCTCTCTTACTGTTAAAGCATTCGTAAAAATACCCCGTGTTTCTCCTCGGGTTACTGAACGCCATCCAAAACCTATTCGGCGTGTTCTCCGTAAAAAATCCACCAGTAACAGACCATATCGGGTCCGCAATACCACTGGCCTCATCAAAAATCACCAACACCCCATCAAAATTATGCACCCCCGCATACGCATCAGGATTCTCAGCCGACCACAACCTACCCTCCACACCCCAATACCTTGTTCCCTTCTTCAAATCCGTCTCCACCAACTCAGTCAACCACTTTGCTGGCGCTAATCTTGTCGCACTCACTTCAAACCAATGCGAGTTCAGTGACATAGCCAACCACTTTGTAATTTCAGCCCAAGTAATTGACCTCAACTGATTCTCACTGTTGGCACTTATTATTGTTGTTGAACCAATCCGTGTTGACAGCATCCATATAGTTAACCATGACACTAACGCCGACTTACCAATACCCCGTCCACTAGATATTGCTTCTTGCAATACTTTGTACATTATTTCTTGGTTAGAGGTTTGGTTAGAGGTTGCGTTAAATTTATTATTAGCTAATTCATTGTTTGTTTTAATATGATCAGTAATATCTTGCAGTATCTCCCTTTGCCATTTTCTTGGGCCATTAAAATGCTCTAATGGCGTACCCTTAACACCCCACGGAAATACATATTTAACAAACGCCAGTGGATTATCTTTTAACGTATTACTCCAAAGTAATGCCATTAACTCTTGCTCATCTTCGGGCTTGTATATTGTGGTTTGCATGGCTTGAATATATTAATAAAAAAATTAAAATAAAAATAAATTGTTTGTGGACAATCCGTAGCTGTGACCTATTGCCCCTCGGCCCTACCCGCCCCCTCGGTTTTATCTGCGTTTTCTGCGTATGCAATGCGCGGTACTGCGTCCGTGACATCTAGCAAGCGTGACTGTGCTGCCTGCAATGCTCCGGTGATGCTGATGCGATTGTCGGTGACTGAGACATCTAACCTATCGCCGTAGACCTTCGGGGCTAGTTTGCTGGCTCTCCAGCGCATCGAATCAAGTACAACCCTGGCAGCATGGGAATCCATTGTGCCTGCGCTGACTTGTTCCTCTACCTCTTCCATACGATCAAAGAGAGTATCGGCCTGGGCCATTCGTGCGCGCGCGTACTTGACGGCAAACTGGGCGTCGGAGACTATCCACCGTTGAACCGTTCTAAAGTCTGGCATTCCGTCATCTTTGCATACTTGACGCAAAGAACGCCCAGTTTGAATTTCAGTGATGACCCGATCTTGAATGTCCGTCACTTCTTCTATTGCATACGCCATTTGTGTTTTCTCCTAGTTGCCTGAAATTCTCTCACAATCACCCAGCCAATGCCAACCATAGGGTTTTCCCTACTACTCTCAATTATGCTCTGCGAAGCTGCACATGCTTTGCGTTTTTGCGTATACCTTAAGGTATATACGCAGGAAACGCAGAAAAAGCACGTTTTTGTCATGGTTTGCGTTTTCTGCATATGCAGAAAAACGCAGAATACGCAGAATTTGCAAGGGTAAACCCTGACACTAAAATAACCCCTAATCCAAGGGTAAACACCTAGAAAATAGTTGGATAAAGGCATTGTCATGCTACAGATTCTGTTACACTAGTCAACATGGTGAGGCAATAGTGCAGCACCTAAAAACCCAAAAGGACAAACACCATGACTAAATCCGAAACCCGCGAAATCAGCAAAGCCATTAGCTACACAGCTGCTGGTCTTGGCCCCAATTATTTGGCTCGCGCATTGTCTGCACTGTATCGCGCAGCACGCAGTGCAAAGAGTCAAAATGAAATTATGGCCATTGCATTGGCTTATGGTGTTGTGTCCAACAACGAATTTATTGTTGGCTGACACTCTCACTGTATGCCCATGCTGTGGGCATACGGGGAAATTGTCCCGCTAACTTAAAGGATAGACATGGAAAACCAAAAGACTGTAGCATGGTCAACAATGCTAAAAGATGCTGTAACCCAGCCAGGCATCATTTCAAAGTGCTACAGCACTTTTCACAATTACAGCATGGGAAATCAATTGCTTGCATGGTCACAATTGCAAGGGCGCGGCATGGGCCTTGCACCTATTGCAACTTATAAACGCTGGTCAGAATTAGGCAGGCACGTTAAAAAAGGTGAAAAGGCTATTGCATTAGTGATGCCTGTAACCATCAGCAAAAAAGACGGGGCTGGTGAAAAGACCGGCGAAGTGTTTAGCATGTTCACCCTTAAAAACAATTGGTTTACCCTTGATCAGACTGAGGGTGCGGATTATGTAAATGAAATTCCAGTGCCAAATTGGGACAAGTGCAAAGCATTGGAAACCCTGCAAATTACTGAAATCCGGTTTGATTCACCTAATGGCAACAGCCAAGGCTATGCCCAGGGTAAAAATATTGCAATTAATCCAGTGGCTGCATTGCCCCATAAAACACGGTTCCATGAGTTGGCTCACGTAGTGCTGGGTCATACTGAAGAACATGCTATGAATGATGATGACCAGACACCTAAAGATATACGTGAAGTTGAAGCCGAATCAGTGGCCTATATTTTGTGCTCAGTGCTGGGTTTGCCTGGTTTGATTGAATCAAGGGGATATATTCAAGGCTGGTTATGCGGTGGCGATATAACAGACAAGTCAGCACAGCGTATATTTGGTGCTGCTGATAAGATTTTGAAGGCTGGTATTTAAAATTATCTGCAAGCCCTTGAATGAGGGTTTGCGGGCTAATTTTGGCCGAAACAATTGAGAGAATTATTATGGAATACTTATTTAATGTGTGGCACGATGCCCAACACTCAAAAACGACTGTAATAGCGCAGGATATGAATGAAGCATTAGACCGATTTTGTGTGCGTCATGGTTTTGTAGATCATGCGGATTATTGTCAAGAAAAATGCTTAGAAGAATCTAATCTCAACATTGAGCAGGTGCGCTAATGCACTCTCTAAGCCCTTGTTGAGGGCTTGGGGGTTTGCATTTTGCAGGCTATAACTAACTGGAAATAAAGTAAAGGCACACAATGAAAAGATCAGAATATGTTAATCATTTGATTAAACTTATGCCAGCATCATCTATTGCATGGTCAGCAAAACATCCTAGTAACTATATGAGCAAAACCCATGTTTTGTTGCATTATGTAGCATTACGTCAATTGGGTGATATTACATTTTTACCGCATTTAATTAAAAATAAGGGTTAAACCATGCACCATCACTACACCTATTCCCCAAGTCAGGAAGCCCTAGAAAAACGCCGTGCTGCTGCTATGGATTTTCTTGCTGTGCTGGCTTACTCTGCTGTGCTGACAGTCTGCGCGTTGGCTTATTTTGATATTCTCACGTTCTAAGGACTACCATGAAAACCTATCAAATGAACAATGACTACCCCCCCGAGTACGATGTCGATCAACACGATAACAAATACTTTGCCGAGGCGTTTCCCGATGCCGATAGCCCCGCTGAACTCTATCGGCAAGTATATAAATACACCGATTGCGGGGCGTACATGAGCGTGACCATTGAATACCTTCAAGTGAGTGGAACTTGCTTTGATGACTATCACGAACAAATTGTGCGGGAAACCTTGCATTGTGATGAATTGCGAAACTTGGGAACTTGGCAAGCAATGGACGAGCGAGGCCAGTTGGTAGTGTCTCTTACTGTTGGAAGCATTGTCGAGGGTGTTGACGAAGGTACAGACAACATTGAAGTGGAAGCAAAGCAGTTGGAGGAAACACCCTCCGAATACCGCAGTCGATTTTATGTGGCATTGCAAGAGGTTGAACAACAGGCAGACTGCATTTGGAATGACACGCATGGGTGCGAAAGTTGTGTGGCCTATTGGACTGACCAAGGCTTAGATATTGACGATAGCGGTGGACTTGTGCCCGTTTACAAATATTGCCCAGACTGTAATGGGACTGGAATAGCAATTTAACCAATGGAGCAAACTATGAAAACATACAACGTAGAACTAAAGCGCACAAGTTACATCACCGTCACGGTGGAGGCTGAAAACAAAGATGATGC